GTAACAAACAGTATTGCTACTAAGTTACCACTAGCAGGTGGCACCATGACTGGTACTCTCAACATGGGAACGCAATTACTTACAAATACAGGTGAGATAAGAAACAATGACCAAGACTTCATTGTACAAGATACAACAGACAGCGTTACAAACTTTATTTGGAGAGATCACTCTGCAAGTAAATTATATTTAGGCACAGCTGATGCAGTAGTAAACCTAAGAAGTAATCTCGATCTAAACGATAACTCAATATCAAATGTAGCCGAAGTTCGTACAGAATCATTATTTATTGACTCTGGTGGGTTTACACCATCTGATGTTGAAGGGCGAGAATTTAAATATTATTTAGTAGGACAAGGCACAGATCAAAACTTTAAGAAAGTAGCAGATGTAACAATAAGTACAGGTTCCTATAAAGCATTAGCTCTACGAGTAGTTTTAGAATCTCAAGCAGGTAACTTTGGTAATACTATAGCAGTTGATAAAACAGAGTATGTTTGTAATTTTTACAGAAGTGCAGCATCGCAAGATGATGAAGACACAGCACAGATATCAGGAGCAGATCCAACACATCATAGTTTGCGTATTGTCAAAACTGCAACAGGTGTTTATGAACTGCAAGTAAAACAAAATTCCAATTATAAAGATGCCATTCTTAAACTTGAAGTCTTAAGTACAAATGGCGGAACATTTACTGTTACAGATGGCAATGTTAATGGCTCAACCTCTGGCACAATAACAACCCCTATTTCTAACGAAACTGCATCAACTTATTCTTTCAATAAAGTAGATACACCTTTTTTAAATATACAAAACACCATAAAAGTAAATAGCACACAAATTCTTGATTCTGCTAGGAACTTGTCAAACATAGGAACTATCTCTGCGGGTGTTTTTACAACTAATGCTAATACTGGCACATTCTCAAATTCTGTCGGTACTCTTCCTTTAGTTACTTCCACAGTATACGACTACACAGCTAAATTTGAATCAACAGATGCTAATGCTTTCATTATCCTTGAGGATAATTCTTCTACAAATAATGCTAACAGAATAGGTGTTTCTGGTAACGATATGAAATTTGTTACAAATGCGACAACTGCTCTTACTTTAGATGATTCTCAAAACGCCACCTTTGCAGGTAATTTAGCAGTTAATGGTGCTGACTTTACAATAACTGCAAATGTTATACACGCAGGAGATACAGATACATTTTTTGGTTTCCACGCAGCAGACCAATGGAGAGTTGTTACTGGAGGTGCAGAAAGGTTAGAGGTAAATACAAGTGAAACAAAATTGACTTCTGGTAATCTAAATGTCATTTCTGGGCAATATTTGGTTAATGGTACTGCTGTAATAGATGGTTCAAGAAACCTCACAAACATAGGAACAATCTCTAGTGGTGCCATTACGAGTACTGGTAATATCACAACTGATTGGAATGACACAATATCTATGAATTATGCTCCAAGTTTAGGAAGCTATCATAAAGGTATGTCAGGCACATCTTTTGCCTCAGGAAATACTGCAAGAGGTCTGCATTTATTTAACTTTGATAATGACTCCAACTTAGGAATCAACTTTTGGGTAGGCACAACAGCATCAAAAGTATTTGCAGCACGCATTGATTCTTCAGGACGATTTGGTATAGGAACTCAATCACCAGGTGGTAATTTACATATCAAATCTGTAGGAGATGTTGGTGATGCAACTCTTATAGTAGAAGCAGATAATGATAATAATAATGAAAATGATAATCCAAGGATAGAATTAAGACAAGACGGAAATAATGTTGCGGGTTATTTATATACAGAAGGAACTGGTGGACTTTCTGCAACAGGTACAATAGATAATTTTACAGTACTAGAATCAATAGGAACTTCAAACAGTCAGGGTATACAATTCGTTACTGGTGGAGTAGCTCCAGGTCAATCAAGTCCTTCAGCTGGTAGTGTTAAAATGACAATTCTTGGTAATGGTAATGTTGGTCTATCTAAAACTAACCCAGCACAAAAATTAGATGTAAACGGTAATATTGGTATAAATGGTACTCAAATAGTAGATTCTTCAAGAAATCTAACCAATATTGGAACTATCACAGCAACCACATTAAGATTAACAGCTGCTGGTGATGCTTCTGCTAGTTCAACCGCACATGCTTTCCAAGTTGGAGATACTTCAAGCTCAAATATTATTATTGATGCTAATGAAATTATGGCTAGAACTAATGGAAGTGTAAGCACTTTACATTTAAATGCAGATGGTGGAGATATAGCATTTAGAGGAAATTCAACAGGCACAGTTAATCTTACAATGTCTGGTACAACCTTTATGGATCAAAACAGAAACCTTACCAACATAGGATCTATCTCTAGTGGTGCTATAACTGCAACTGCTTCTTCAACTATTGGAGGAAGCGACAATATAAGTATGACTGGTGGCAGTCTAGGTCAACTAAGAATTGCAGGAGCAGGATATACAGGTGCTATTGCTTTAGATGCAAATGCAATGCATATATACCACAACTCATCAGGAAGAAATTTAGTTTTTGGAACAAATGAAACTGCAAGATTGACCATAAATGCAGGCGGCACTATGACTTTTCATAGTAATAATTTACAAAGCATTGGAACTATTAATAGTGGTGCGATAACATCTACTGGTGATCTTGCTATAACTGGCAATGTTGCAATTAATAGCGATGACCTTGTAGTGAGTTCTTCTAATAGTAGAGTTGGTATCAATGTCGGTACACCTTTAGCTACACTTGATATAGATGGTGATGTTTATGTTAGAACTGGTCATACATTATTTACAGATATATTAAGACCATACGCAACTACAACACTAACAATAGGGCAAGGAACAAATGATATTGCTAAATTTACTGGCTCAATAAAAATAGGCAATACAACTATTATAGACAGCTCAAGAAACCTTACAAACATAGCAAGTTTGAATATGAACACAGGTTCAGCAGTTGCAGTTCCTAAAACATTTAACATTGCAAACACAGGTGGAAATAGTAACAGATATATTAAATTTGGAACAATAAGTAGTATTTCGCAAGAAGGAAGATCAGTAAAAATAACTGTTCATTCTAACGCTGGTTACAATGCAGCTGATTCACAAAACCAAGAAACAATAATAAGATTTAAAACATCAAATGGCAATTCAAATCAAAGTGGTTTCTATGGCGATTGTCAGAAGTATGACTTTGGAAATCAAACTGGAGCACCATCTAGTGTTTTAGTTAAACAAGTATCAACTACAGAATTTGAGTTTTATGGACTTTTTTCAAACTTTACAGGTGCATCTAGTTTTTACACAGTAGAGCATAGACATGGAACTTGGACACATGATGGCACGGACACAGGAACTACTGCTCCAACAGGAACAGTTTTAACTGCTACAGAAAGGGTCATATTTACATCTGGCTCAGAAAATCAATCAGCAACTATAAAACTAGGTGGCATTACGCATGGTTCTTCAACTGTTGTGCTTGATGGCTCAAGAAACCTTACAAATATAGGCACTATATCTAGTGGAACTATAACAGTAAATGGGGAGGTTGCGGTATCTCCGTCTAGTGGAACATCAAAAGTAAGGCTCACATCAACAGGGACTGGATCGGAAGTGTTCACGTTAAATGGACAGCGACCAGGGGTTTCTAACACTGGTTTTGCCATACGCAACGAAACAGATTCCAGAAACGACTTTATGTTAGACGGGAGCGGTAACGCCACCTTTGCAGGAAACATTATTGGTAATGACATAAAAGCAGCAGGTTCAGGTGGTCTTTCATTACAAACAGACGAAGGCACAAAAAGATTAGTTATTGATGATGCAGGACGAGTTGGTATCGGAAGTTCAGCACCTACACATCCATTACATATTCTTGGTACATCAAACGATACTATAGATGAAACCCAAGGGAATTTAAAAGTTCAGGGTGGTGGTGGAAATGGATTGATTTTTGGAACAATAGCAAGTTCTCCATATTCTTCATACATTCAATCAGCGTATGTTCAAGATACAAGTCTAGCTAGGTATAATTTAGTTTTAAATCCGATTGGTGGGAACATTGGCATCGGAACTCAATTACCATCACATACACTTCATGTTAACTCAGGAACTACAAACATAAACAGTAGATTTGAAAGCACAGATACAGCAGTAACAATACAACTCAAAGACAGCACAGGAATAGCAACACTTGAAGCAAGAAATGACTTTAGATTTAAAGTAGATACTTCTACGGAACTAATGCGACTTAAAAATAGTGGAAGTCTTAATTTAGTTTCTGGTGGATTGCAAATGAATAATACCACAGTCATAGATTCCTCAAGAGTATTGCAGAATGTTACATTTACAAATTCTATTTTGCCTGTTCAATTAAAAAACAATCATCTAATGGCAGGATCAAATGCAATCTTAAGGATGCAAGAAACTGATGTTACAAATACACCGACATGGTGGACTGTGGCAGATGGAGGAACTTGGTCAGTTAGATTAAACAATACTGGCACTTACCCTATAAGTATTGCAACAAACAGCGATAACAATGCCGTATCCCAAATAAATATTGGCTATAACACAATTTTTGCAGGAACAGGTAGTTTTGGTAATCTTGTTAATGCATTAGCTTATCAAGTATCTGGCACACAGGTTATATCTTCTGCTAGAAATCTTGAAAACATAGGAACTATCTCTAGTGGTTCGATAACAAGTAGTGGTCGGATAATGACTACTCAAGAGAATGCAAATTCACTCAAAAGTCGTTTTTTAATGGGTAAAGATACTGGCAATACAAATGATGGAGCTTTATTTATAAATTATGGAACATCTCATGATGTTCATATAGGAGCGGGTGGTGGAAGTTCAGACTTAATAGTTGCAGGCGATATAACAGCATTTTCAGATGAAAGACTTAAGGACAACATACAAACATTAGATGGCAAAAAAGCTCTACAAATGCGAGGTGTAAGCTACATACGAGATGGCAAGGAAGGAAGTGGTGTTATTGCTCAAGAAATAGAAAAGATTGCACCAGAGCTAGTATTAACAGCAGACGATGAACAAGGTACAAAGTCTGTAGCTTATGGCAACCTAGTCGGTTATCTAATAGAAGCTATCAAAGATCAACAAGATCAGATAGAATATATGAAGTCAGAAATTAAAGTTTTAAAGGAGGCTAATAATGGCAATAAGTAATACTAAAACTGTTCAAAGGGTAGAAGTTTATCCTTTAGCAGACAGTTCAGCAGATGCAACAGCAAATGCAAAACACCCTACTGTTATGGTAGTTTATAACAACACTTTAGGTGGAACTGGTGCAGATGCAGCTCTTGATGGATCTGTAAGCACACAGGTTGTAAATCTATCTAAGTTTGTAGAAGACGGTGGTGCAGCAACTGATGTATCAGGTGAAGATGCTTTAGTGCAAACTATTTGCGGTGCTGTCTGGTCATAATAAATGGCAATAGAATCTAGCGGTGCAATATCATTAGGATCAGCCGCTGGAACTAACAGAAGCATAGCAGGAGAGTTTGGCGGTAGCACACCACACTCATTATCAGAATACTACAGAGATGGTAGCTACTCTGACGGCATAAGTATTCCGTCAGGTGAAACAGGCATACCTGCATCAGGTGCAATATCCTTTTCAGATTTTCACGGCACGGCAGCTGCATTCTTTGAATGGGGATCAATAATATCAATACCTCAGCAGTGGGGAGATATCACAGGATCTAATACAAGTTTTGGTAGTGCATTTGCTTCAGCACAGATTGGCTTTGCTTTTCAACCAGAAGACAACAGAGTTAGAGTAAGATTTGCAAACTCAAGCAATACGCAAGGCACAAATTTTAGTTATTTAAACATGACATACTCTGGCGGTTTGACACCTACTGATGTGCAGGTACAACTTAACTGGTCTGGTAGTTTCAGTGGATCAACTGGATCAGGAATTAGTGAATCAGAGCCTAGCGATGGCACATCTGGGGGCAGTTCTTTTACCTGGACTTCAGGCAATTATCACACGATTGCAGAACAATCTACTTCAAGTGATAACGGAAGTTTTTCAGATGCGGTTTGGTCAGTAACAGTATCAAGTGCAAATAAGTCAAGAAGCTATACAGCTGGCGGAATGAGTGGGTCTGGCATGACTATGCGTTTTAAAGCTATAGGCATCAGTGGCGAGCCAACAAGAGGTCCGTCTTCTGAAAACACTATAGGTCTAACTGCAAGCAAGACTAGCGGCTTGGGCGGTGGTGGTGGACCGTAAGCAAGTATGAACGATATAGTAACAATAATTCAACAAGTGGGTTTCCCGATAGCAGCAGCTCTTGGGTTGGGTTGGTTTATCTACAAACTTATCATGCGTATTGTTGATGGTATGGAAACAAAGTTAGATATTGTAGATGAAAAAGTTGCTCAACAAATAAGTGCGATAGAAGAAAGGCTAGGCACGAAATTAGACTCACAACATGGTATCCTAGTAGCATTGATAGATAGAATTAGAAGTCTTGATAATGAGATCATTAGACAAGACACACTAATAAAAACTATACTAGGAGTACCACAATTAATTGATAGCAATAAGATTGCTAAGGCGGATAGAGATGACCAAAGGAAAGATTAGTTTTTTATTATTATTATGTTTATCAGCTCCTGCTGATGAAATGGTACATAAATTTAAGTCTCCATCTTTTAGTGGGATCGGCACTTCAGCACATTATCTAACTATTGAGAACCAGCAATACACTAGAAAAATGACTATCAAGGAAGAGATTAAGGCTCTTCAAGAACAACTTAAAAGAGATAAAGAAAATACAACACTAGCCCGATTTATTAGAAACTTAGAAAGCCGTATATACGCTCAGATATCAAGACAGATTGTTGAGAATATGTTTGGCGAAACACCATCTACAGAAGGCACATTTGAATTAGAAGGTAATACAATTTCTTACACTATTGAAGACGGCATTATAACCTTGACTATAACCCAAGCAGATGGAACGGAAACTATTATTCAACTGCCTTTCGGTGATTTTAGTTTCTAGTTGTGCGTTAAGTTTTGACCCAATAGAAAATAATTTACCTCCACTAGAAAGAGTAGAACGAGCAAAGATAGGCACACTTTTAGTGCCAGCACTAGCTGATGTCAAACTAACTAGCAGTCAAAAGCCAGTCATAGCAATCTATACAGGGTCTTTTTCAGATCAAACTGGTCAAAGAAGAAGCAACTCATCTTATGCAACCTTTAGTTCTGCTGTAACTCAAGCCCCAGATGCATATTTAATTAGAGCACTCAAACACGCAGGATCTAGGCATGGAGGCTTTTTTGAAGTTGTTGAGCGTGTAGGACTGGACAATGTTACTAAAGAACGCCAGATCATTCGTAGCACACGCCAGGACTTCGGGGAAGAACAAAAATTACCAGCCTTAGTATTCGCTGGTTTGCTAATGCACGGTGGTGTGATATCTTATGAGAGTAATATTGAAAGTGGCGGTGCTGGTGCCAGATATCTTGGAATCGGTATGTCCAGACAGTTTCGTAGAGATACTGTTACAGTATCTTTAAGAACAGTTTCTGTTACCACAGGCAAAGTATTACTAGAGGTACTTGTTACAAAAACCATACTTAGTGCTTCTTTAGATCAGGATGTGTTTCGCTTTATAAGTGATGACACTGAGCTAGTAGAGATAGAGAATGGTTTAGTAAGAAATGAATCAATAGACATTGCTTTGCAGACGGCAATAGAGACAGCGGTATTACAAACTATAAAAGAAGGAAACCTAAAAGGTTATTGGAGTATAAATGAATTTGAAAAGATTGAAATTGATAAGCCTTGTGATGCTGATGAGTGCATCGACATACGGGGCTGATAACGAAATCTATGTCAGCCAGGCTGGTGCAAATGCAAATATTGATCTGGAACAACTAGGCTCATCAAACATTATTGGTGGCTTAGACTCAGTAGCAGGTACTCTGACCCCGTTAGATCTTGATGGCTTAAATCTTACGCTTGATATAAATCAAATCGGTAATACCAATAAATTCTTAGGCGATATCTATGGTGATAATGTAACTGGATTTTTTGAGTTTGATGGTGATAGTAATACTTTCACAATACAAGCAGATCCTAATGACACTTATGGAATATCTAGCTCTAATTACAATGTTGATGTTACTGGTAGTAGCAACACCTTTACACTTGATACAGGAACCTCAGCTCTTTCAGAGACTTTAGATCTTGACTGGATAGTGCAAGGCGACAGCAATACATTTGATTTTGATATAAACTATGATGGAGCAACCAACTATGTAGATGTTGATGGTGATTCAAACACAGTCAACTTCACAGGAAGCGGATACGCTGGTGGTTATTTTTATTTAGATCAAACAGGAAGCAGTAGAACATTTGATATTACGCAATCATCAACTTTGGCAGCAGATTGGCTTAAGATACTTAGCACTGGTTCTAGTGGTACCGTGTGCATCATACAAGACGATAGCGGAACAGCAACTAGCTGTTGATGTAGGCAATGTTTCGGAGCTCAATGGCTCTGCTCAGGTGGTTAGAGATGAACCATTTGTGGCGGAGCTTGACTTCCAAGTAAAACAAGACGATCAAGCCGTAACCTCTAACGGCAGGATGGCTATTACTTTTTTAGATGATTCCATCGTTAGACTAACTGAACACTCAAGACTTACTATAAATGAATATGTTTTTGACCCCAATCCTTCTAAATCTAAGATGGCTATATCTTTTGGGCTTGGTACGGTTAGATTTGTTTCTGGTGCTTTAAATAAAATTGATAAACAGAATATTCAGCTATCAACCCCAACTGCTAATATTGCTATTAGAGGTACAGACTTTACTTGCACGGTTGATGAGCTGGGGCGTTCTCTCATTATTCTATTGCCTGGTCTTGATGGTTTATCTAGTGGTGAGATTGTCGTTACTACAGCTGCGGGTTCTGTGGTCCTTAACCAACCCTACGAAGCAACTACAGTATCGGTCTTTGAGAATGAACCATCAAACCCAGTAATACTAGATTTAGATCTTACCCAAATAGACAATATGCTTATTGTCAGCCCACCCAAACAAACTGCTTTATCTGCCGAAGAAAACACTACCGAAAAATCCAGCAACATATTAGATGTAGACTATCTAGAGTTTGAGGAGTTAGATATAGATTATCTAGATGAGGATGCCTTAGAATTTACAGAGCTAGATATAAACTATCTTGATGTAAACTTTCTTGAAGATTTACTAGATGTTATTGATGCTCTGGCTGTTGCGGAAGAAGAAGATCAGCTAGCATCTAATATAAGTGCTGTGAATATCACAGGCACACAGTTTGGACAAGATACAGACACACAGGTAACAACATTTCTTACTGGTCAAACCCTTACCCTTATGCGTAGTGTAAGTGAAACTGCTAGAGTGGATATAGATTCTAGCAGCAGTTATACTGTTATCTTTATACAAGATGGCATATCAAGAGTCATTAAGATAAACGGAGGATCTGGTGGTGTTATTAAAATAACCCAGAGTGATTAATGAACAGGGTACTATTCATATTACTTATAGTTCTAGGACTACCGCTTGTCTTTCAAAGCACACCAACAGAAATACTTAAATTAAAAGTTTTTGACTACTTAGTGCCAGAAAAAGAAGAGTCTGGCTTTTTTACCATATTAAACATAACTGAAGAGGATGTAGCACGAGAAGGTGGCTATCCTTTACCAAGACAAAGATTAGCTGAGATACATATAGAGCTTTTACAAAAAGGTGCTTTAGGTGTGGGCTGGGTTCTTTCTTTCCCTCAACCAGACAGGCTAGGCGGTGATGAAGTATTTGCAGAAGCTCTTTGCTACGGTGGATCTGTTATAGGAATGTTTGAGGATGGTAGTGGTAACTATCCAGATACTTCTGGAACTGTAGTGCTTGGCAATAATAACAATGCAGGCATTTACTCTACAGGCGTTGTACAAAATATAGATATTTTAAAAGATTGCTCAAATCAAGGGATAGCTGTTGCACCAACAGAAGTTGATAATCTGGTAAGAAGAGTCCCGCTAATGATGAAAACACCAGATGGTTTTGTTTCTGCTTATGGCACAGAGGTTATGAAAGTATTAGCAGGCAATAGCACATACATTATAAAAACTAATGATAATGGTATAGAAGAAATAACTGTTCAGGGATTAGCTCCAGCAAAAACAGATACGCTTGGTAGAAAGTGGATATCTTGGGTAAACACCAAACAAACTACTCTAGAAGAAATGGATGTGAAAGGTAGATATGTTTTTGTTGGTTTTACTGCTAGTGGGATCATGCCACAAGTTGCAACACCAGTTGGATTATTAGAGCCACACAAAATTCAAGCAGCATTATCTGAGTCAATTTTGATTCAAGACTCGCCATATATCCCAGATTGGCACTTAGCAGCCGAAATTTTGATTTTCGCAATTTTTGTCGCTTCAGTTTGGCTTGTAATCAATTTTCTGACTATAACGAAGGGTCTAGGTATGCTTGGAGTTTTGCTGCTCTCTACGGGCTTCTTAGGAGCTTTTAGCGTTCAGAAAGGCGTTTTACTGGATTTTTCATGGACTTTTGTCTCAGAAATCATAACTTCTACGGTTGCCTTCTATTTAAACTACCAAAAACAGTATAAATTGCGTCAACAGATTAAAAAACAGTTTGAACATTATTTAGATCCAAGACAAGTAAAACAACTACAAGACAATCCTGACCTACTGAGACTCGGGGGAGAGAAAAAATATTGCACATTTTTATTTACAGATGTCAGAGGATTTACAAATCTATCTGAAAAACTAGAACCAGAACAAGTAACAGAGATAATGAATAAAGTTCTAACAGCTCAAGTAACTTGCATACAAGCACATGGAGGTATGGTAGATAAGTTTATAGGTGATGCCTGTATGGCAATATTTAACGCACCGTTAGATTTAGATAACCATGAAGAAAGAGCTGTAGCTTGTGCCCAGGATATGCGTACCGCTATCAAACAATTACAAAAAGAGTTACCAGAGCCAATAGCTATAGGTATAGGCGTGAACTCTGGTGAGGCTGTTATTGGCAACATGGGATCAGATACTAGGTTTGATTTTTCTGGTATAGGTGATGCAATCAATGTTGCAGCAAGATTAGAGTCTGCAACTAAAGAGGTTGGTGAAGACATACTGATAGGGCATGAGACTGCAAAAAGTGTTGATTTTAGTTTAAAATTACTTAAACCCATAAAAGTTAAGGGTAAAAGCAAGCCTTTAGCTATTTATACAATATAAGGATAATTATGGCATTAAAGAATTTACTTAAAAATGTAGTTGGTGCAGTAGCTCCAACACTAGGCACAGCAATCGGTGGACCTATGGGTGGCATGGC